ATGCCAATCGACCCAGTAAATAATGCCAACCAAATTGGCAATATAGGAGTAAATGCCAATCAAGTAGGGAATATTGGCATTGGTGGTCCACCCATTATACCCACCATCAATCCTCCTGTCACAAAAAATGTAGAGATTCCTGTTGTTCGTGGGTTAGATTTACCTGTAGTTCAGATGCCTAATACAGGAATCAAGTATCCAACAGTTGATGTTCCTACACAAGAAGAGTTTGATGCTGCTGTAAAGGCAGAGCAAGAAAAGCAAGAGAAAGAAGAAGAAAGAGATAAACCCAGAAGTCTTCCTAATACTAACCCCACCATACCTAAAGTACCTCAGCTCGTTCAAACTCCCCCAGTTGATGAGGGCACTAACGAAGAAAATAATACAAATACAAATCTAGGAGTGCCCGTCATTGAAGTACCAATCATCGGGGAAGTTCCAGTCCCACCTAAAGAGCAGGTTATTCTTGCTGGGACTACTGCTACTGCCTCTGTTGCTGCAGCTCTTATTGGTAAATCTTTTGTGGAATGGATGGTAGCAAAGATGAAACCTATTGTTCAACAAATATTTGTAAGGGGCAAGAAACTCCTCAACAGAGACCTTACCCCATATGAATTGCAGATATTCTTTGCGTTTGAGAAAAGTCAGTCTCTCAAGAAAATCAATAAGTTACTCAAGAAAGAACAACAGAAAGAAAAGAAAAGACAGTTCACGGTGTTTCATCAGAAGTAATTATTATCCTTTTTTCCAAGCTTCACCCTCTGCCTTTCTTCTACGAGCAAGTCCTGCCTCTACATTAGAACCAGGATTACGATAGAGATAAAGAGCGTCTGGGACTTGATCCCACTCTTTATTCTTCAGGCGTTTAGTAATAGTATTGAAGTTAGCACCACCGTAGAAACCAGCACCGAGATTATAAGCAAAGCTGAGAAGAGCTCCTCTTTTTCCATCTGACATTTCTCCCCAATGAGGAATTTTTTGAAGTGCTGGTATAAACTGATTCTTACATTGACTAATCAATAATTCATCTGCCTCCTGTTGAGTGATTTGATCACCCAATTTGAATGGAGATCCATCTTTCTTTCGAGTAGAACCCCAACCAATAGTGATTGGAAGATTGCCCGATAGAGGGTCAGGATATGCCTTTAGATGGCATCCTTCAAACTGTTTGATAAGTTTGATGCCCATCAAAGAAACTTCACCACCGCCCGTTACAGGAGCTGCAGCAGCGGGTGCTGGTGCAGCACTAGTCTTTTTTCCTCTATAAGTCTCCGCCCATTCTACGTTGTCTTCTAGGAATGTTACAGGTAGGTTATCTTCTAACCATTGAACTGCCTTGACATGGTTTGGGTTCTTCTCGTCATAGAACTTGAAGAAGTTGTGTAAATCGATACGTGCCATTTTTTCCTCCTTTATCAATCAAAGATACGACCCCAACCATCGTTGCCACCTGGGCACCAGCGATGCTTGAGAACTGCTTTTGTATAAACGGTCTTCTTACCGTTTGTGACTGGACCAGTATAGTTATCATTCAGCGAACCATATGGATCGTTGACAAAATATCCTTTACCATCTGGTGTCTTACCGATGACTACACACATGTGTCCACCAGTAGGATTAGATAAAGAGCCCCTGTGAAGGATACCAATAACAACAGGTTTCCCAGCATCGAGGCTACGATCAACATCAGCAAAAGAAAGATTATAGCTAAAGTGAGACTTGACACCATAACCTGATAGAACTTTTGTCTGTACGGTATGGTCAGTCGTATCACCAATCGCAAATACTTTCTTGACATATTCATCATCGCCTTTGATGCTGCCTGGCTTGAGGAAAGCAAGGCACATAGCACACGATGAAGAGTTACAGGTTCTGTGGGCATCTCTGTAGTTATCTACTTGGTTGAAGTAAGGAACTGCAAGGACCTCTGGTGTTGGTGGTTTCGTTCTGAAAATACTAATCCATTCGGTCTCAGCGTCATCTAGGAATTTTTCTGGGAGTTTATCTTCCAGCCATTGAACTGCTGCTACGTGATTGGAATTACTATCGTCATAGAACTTGAAAAAGTTATGAAGATCTAGTGTCATTTTGAGCTTCTAGAAACACCGAGGTATTTATAATAAAAAAGGACCACTAATTAGTGGTCCTTGGTGAGGTTGTAAATGAACTACACCATGCTTATTGGAGGGTTCATGATCTCGACCAACTCATGAACATGAATATCATAGCACACCTGGGATGATTTGTCCAGTGGTCAGATAAGTACCGACAGCAACGACGAAACCGAGCATTGCTAGACGAGCATTGAGGATTTCTGCCTCAGGGGTAAAACCGAATTTCATGATAGTTCTCCTTTATTTGACTTTAGAGTAGATAGAAGTGTCACCGTAATCACGGTGAATTTTGTAACCGACAACCGCTCCCTTTGTATTCATGAGTGAAGGCATGAAAACGATTGTAAAAAATACTGCTGGAGCTCCAATAAAAAGAGCTGCAACAATGACATAATAAGTCAGTAGTTCAATCAGTGAGTGTTCCATTGTAGGGGTGTTGTTGTTTGAGGTCAGGGTTTGGTGTGGATGATACCACTTGTTTGATTGGTTTGATGACAATAAACTTGTCGTTCTTTAGGGTGCCAGCAATTTTGACCTCAAGATCAATCTCACTATCCCACCCAATTTCTTGAAGGGCAACTCCAAGTTGCCCAAGCATGTCAGCACTCATTAGTAATCATCTCCATACTTTAGTCCTGATTCGGCATTCATCATTTCAACAGTCGTTAGGTATCCCTTTTCGACAGTGAGGTCATGAGTCTTTCCGATGTCGTAGACTGCTGCAACGTCGTAGACGGGGGCAGTAATCCAACTAAAACCCTTGCCAAAAGTGTTATCGGGATTGACCACATACCAATGACAAGCAGTATCAGGAACGGAAACAGAACATTTCTTCCAGTCATTATCCCATTGAGGTACTTGGACAAATTGTAGTACAGCAAATAATACTGCAAAGATGCTAGTAAACATTAGTAGGTCTCAGAGAGTTGATCAACAGCATAACCTAGGATTACAAAGAATGCAATCGTAGTAACCGTAAAGATAGTTTCAGTCATCAGAAGATTCCGAAGAAGAACTTGTCAGTGAGAGCATAAGAAATGAACCCAGCAATAATGCCGACCATAGCCCAGCGTCCATTGATTTTCTCCTTTACTTGATTAGGGGAATCCATCCCATAGTTTTCGTAATACATTGTAGGCTCTTTTGCCCACATATTCTGTTGTCCACGATCGTTAGTTGTTACAGTCATAGAAGTTTTGTAAAGATTTGTTATGTAAGTATATAGGAAAAAGAAAGGGGTGTCAAGCACCCCATTGTTTAGAATTTCTAATATTGTATATTATGTTATAGAATCAATGAATTGCTTCTGCACGATAGGAAGGATGTTTTCTGAACTAGATACGTCATATGGATCATCTTTGTATTCATCTCGTTTACCAGGCTCTTCTGCCCAAATAGTGATTTGTAGATTGTCTACGATTGCTGCATAACGCCAAGTACGAAGACCAAAACCACAGTTGACTTTAGTAACAAGTGTATTCAGCATTGCAGCGAGATGCCCAGATCCATCTGCAAGAGGTTTGACATACTGGATTCCAAGTGACTCAAACCATTTAGCCATAACAAAAGAATCGTTTACAGAATGGCAATAGATTTCATCAATACCATTCAATTTATACTCAAGATAATCTTTTTCGTAACCAGGAAGGTGGCTTATAGTGCATGTAGGAGTAAATGCACCAGGGAGACCAAATATAACTACTTTTTTATTACGAAGTAAATCCCAAGTATTTAGATCTACAAAGTCATTTCCCTCACGAGCACGAAGTACAACTTCAGGGAACTCCCTCATACCAATAGTTTTTGTAGTTTTTGTCTTTGCCATAAAATAATTGTTGTTCTAAGTATAGTATACAAGATAGTTGTTGACTTGTCAACTAAATGTCGGTAAGAGGACTTGAACCTCCACGTCATAAAGACACTGGAACCTAAACCCAGCGCGTCTACCAATTCCGCCATACCGACGAGGAAATGGGGGAGGTCAATCCCCCTGTTTTTGGCTCGCCACCTATTTTAGTTCAGATGCAAAATAGGAAATCAACCACACGGAAGGGGATTTACCACCAACATATTTTTGACTGGAACACATAAACCAGGCGGGAGAGAGTCCCATCCGCACCACTTGCTTTTTTTATGGAGAAGCAAGAAACCATAGGGGGGTTTCCCGACCAGGGCACTTTTTATGTCATTCCGAGACAGTTGGGTCATGTGACTCCACCACCCCGTTTTTTAGAGAACGAGGAAACTCTTGAATATAACGCACTTTCGCGCTAACCAACCATCTAGTTTATTGTCTATTGGCAAAGACATACTATGTATCAATCCAATGAGATTAGATCATCTCTAAGGTTTTCATATGAATATGAAGATGGAAATTGAATACAATCTTTTCCAGAACTACTATTGTCTGGAATAGTAAAAGTTGAAATTGGTGAGTCAGTTTTTTTTAGTTTTTCTGCAATTGCTTGAACTCCAAGAAAATGTCTCCACAATTCTATAAGAATAGAATTATCAAATTTATCATCTTGGATAGCAGCAATCATTGCTTCTCGTAATGCTTGTGATGCTTTTGTATACGGTGTCATGGTAATCAATCGTGGTGTCGGTAGGCTGGAACACCGTCAGGGTCCAGCCATTTAGTGTAGTCAAAATCCTCCATCGCAGTCATCAATTGCATTTCGTTGTCACATAGATACATGTCACGATAACGTCCAGTGTATGAGTCTACCTTTTGTATACGGTAGTCTGGTTCACCATTGATTTCAAGTGTTCCCACTTGAACATAACGATAAGGAAATTTTTCCAGAAGGATTTTGGGTTTTTTCATAGTCAGAACAGATCAGTTTCAAGTTTGTCTATTAGGATAGCGTAATCCTCTTCAGAATTACCATAAAAGTCTACACCTTTTTCCTCGTAATATCTATAAAGTTTTTGGAAAATAATAGGATACTCGGTGTCGAGACTGATATCTCCTGTAACGGCACTCCTAAGAATGTTTGTTACAGGTGCGAACCTTTGTGCTGTAGTCATAGTTGTCCTAAGCAATGAACATTTCCTCTATGAGGAACGGGTCAGGTAGGGATCGAACCTACGACCGACTGCTTAGAAGGCAGTTGCTCTATCCACTGAGCTACTGACCCCCGTTACGTCATTGATTCGGTCACTATACAGGCGAGCAGCATAATACCCCTCTTCAGCAATTTTGTGAAGATGATCAATGTGACAATCAATTAGTACTTGATCGTGGCTATATTCATCATAAAGACACTCACTATAGTCAATAGCGGTTTTCATATGCTCCTCTGGTGAACTACTCAGATATCATAGCAGGTTCCTCTTATGAGGTCAACCCCTGAAATAGTCCTTTCGCATGTACCTACCAAGAATGTTGCTGTTGTAATACACAGGTGTGCCATCTGAAGTTGCCTCCGTAAGTACATTATTGAGAAATAATTGACGGGTTTCTTCAAAGTTTGTGAAACCCTTACTTGTATGTAGGCTTAGAATACTTCTTTTGAAATGTGCTTTCCCGTACCTTTTTAGATCTTCTTTGAGTTCGTCACTGGATCCATAATACTTTTTCCAGTCAGACTCTGATTTAGCTTTTCTAGATTTTCCTCTTGGTGTGCGGTAACTCCAGAAATACTTTCGACCAATATATTTACGATCAGTCGGAATGCAATGAATGCAATATACAAAACCAAAATAATCTTGAATATGATCTGTATCAAATACTTCCCCGTTGTAAATCCAAGGGTTCTCATAACTAATCAGTTTCTCCGTCGTCATCTTCTACAGATATCCTCTTATCATCATGATAGAGATATTTAGATGTATCGGAATACACTTCAGATTCTAATTCAGTTACAATCTCTTTGAGCCTTCGAAGTAAATCTTTTAGTTTTGATTGTTCCATTTTTTTCAACCCCTACAGTGTTGATTGTACACTCGAAATTTATGCTTGTCAAGTATCTATAAAAAAAGACCCCCTTTGTGGGGGTCTTGATATCAATACTTATACAACCATTGAATATAAGTTGAAAGTAAGACTGTTCCTAGAGCTGTTGCAGCAGTTAGAGATATGATAGTTTGTATCATTATTTTGCTCCCACTAGTTGTGCTAGTTGTGCTTGATAACGACGCTCCTCTTTTTGCTTTTGTTCCTTGATCAATTGTAGGAAGTTGAGTTTTTTCATTGCTTTTCCTCCCAGTTCCAATTGTTACATGGACGATAAGCAACACCACGATATGTGTTTGATGGATGCGATGGAGCATGTGTTTCTGCATACCACTTACGGTACTGCAGTTTTGGAGTGTGAGTATTATACTTCACACCACGATAGGTTGCTGTCATCACTGCTTCCCCTCTTTTACAAATTTGACCCCACGGTAGGTCTCATTGTATTGTTGAGGTTGTTGTTGTACTTGTGCCTGTGCTTGACGGCGCTGTACGGTATCATATTCGACACCACGGTATACGACTTTCGACATTAGTTTTCTCCTAAAGAAATGAGATGATTAGTCCCGTTCCTTCAGTCGGCTT